GTTTTCTCTCTACCGCAGATGAATTACATACAGTAATGACTAATCTTCCTACTGCGCCTAAAAAGAATGTAGCGGATGTAGTGAGTGGAAAAGACATAGAAGATTTAGAGATGTTGCAGAACGAATTAGACATAGAAGAAAATGGGGCAGGGGATTCTGAAATTATAACTTCTTTGCGAGACAAAATAAATGAAATTAAATCTAACATAGAGATGAAACAAAAAAGAGCAAGAGAGTATGGTAGACAAGCCAAAAAAATTGGTGACTTTGGTGGTGTGAGAAATATGATGGAACAGGCTCATACCGACGATAGACAAGCAGTTGCTCAATATTTTAGAACAAAAATAAAACCCGCGATTGAAAAAGAACATCCTAATGCGTTTCACCCTGATAATCCAAAAGCATTACTCAATACATTAAGAGGGGTAAAAGATGCACAGCGAGGTCTTTACATGGATGGAGACCATGGTATATCTATTCGCGCTCATCATTATTCTAAGAAAGAAGAAGATATGTCATCAGATACCCATTATAATTTAGCAAATCAAATGAAAACTTTAGGCCCATTAACAAATAACGTAATTGACCCAAGTAAACATGGGGTACAAGATGTATTAGAAATGTTAGATTTACCTAACGACGATGCTCATAAAGAACATGCGCAAAGATATTTACAAACTTTGTCCGGTCCAGTACACGCTTACAGTATAGGTCAACTTGCTACAATGAGTGGCCTTGATGGTAACCCGATGCAATGGAATCCGAAAGATAAAGAAATGTTTGAAGGAAAAGGACACGGCGATGTTCACACTCACTTAGATAATGTATTGAGAGAAGGACAGGCTAGTTTTCCACCTTCAAGACCAGCAGGTCCACACAAGAGAGCAATGGTAGATTTCAAAAGAAATCCTATATACAACGCCTTAGGGTTTTTACATCAAAATGCAAGAAATGAAATGAAGTTAGGGGGATATGGTTTACAATACCATCAAGCGCCGATACCGTTGACTAAACTTAGCAAAGTGCCTAATGCTCATAATAGAAGTAATGAAGGAGCGGTATTACATCAAAGCCAAAGAGGACACTCATCATTAGAATACCATCACGCAAGAAGAAAAGATATTGCAAGTAATATTCTTTCTTTTGATACTAGTCCTGATATTGATTTGAAACCAAATGCACCTGTTGCAACTAAGAAAGAAATAGGTTGGATGACAGCGCCAGTAAAACCTCTTAGAAGTTTAGAAGGGGCTGTACCGCAAGACCACTTTACTAGCGGTTTGATGGATTGGGGATGGAACGGTCAAGCAGAAATAGGCGTAGAACACGATTACGATGGAAATATTAGTGTTGGTACAAATACCTCAGAAGAAAAGTTTCATTCTCTACCATTAACATATTTACAATCTTTACACAAAGATACGCATTCACCTCAACACGTTGAATCTATGTTAACAAATGCAGAGCCATTTCAACAAAATCCTACCCAGTTAACTCAAGACCCTACTGGTCAAATGCCTAGCGACAATATGATGAATGTTGCAAAAGCAGATTTACCAAAGGAAATACCTTTGATAGAACCTTTACATAGAATATTCGATATTAAAGATATGTCCGAATTAAGAGGTTTTACAGGAGAATGGGTAGTCTCTATACAGAAAGATGGGAAGAGATGTAAGGTTAGTAAAAAGAATGGGCGTGTTGAATTAGAAGATGAAAATGGCGTAAAACAATCTTGTGAAGATGAAATGAGAGCGTCGTTTAGAGCAGCCTGTAAGAAAAACTTTGTTATTGATGGGGTATTAAATGATGGTGAGTTTTACATTAATGACATTCTGTTATATGATACGGATGATGTAACTGAACTAACTACACGCGAGAGAATCAAAATCTTAAGAGGACAATTTGAAAGTTATCATCCTGTCTTTGTACCTAGTCCATCCGACATTAGAATCACAGATGAGGTTGGATTAGAAGATGCTGTAAAAGAATTAGGCAAAGATTCTGATAAATTATTACTACGTGATGCTAAGTCTACATACATGAAAGGTGAAGAGAAACACCCGAAGTGGGTTATGCTCGCTAAATCTGATATTACTTACCATGTTCCATTTACTATGGAGATTGATGATAGTCACTTTATTATTAGATTGCCCGAAGATGTTGTGAAATATGATATTGTAGATAATCAAGCAGTCAACCCTGTTGCTGCGATAGGAGAAATTACTGCCTCAGACTACTCGTTAAAGTTAGCAAAGAGTCTTGAGTCTTATTGGCAAGAAGGATTAACTGAATTGTTAAAAGAGGAACTAGATAGGGCTGATTGGGACGAGGATAAGGCCAACGAGGGAATGACTGATGAACGTGCTAAAAGAATAGAGCATCAGAGTGCTGGCATTCTAAAACCAAAGAAAGATAGCAATTTAATTTTGAAGCCTAATGAAATGGCAAAAGCGCTTTTACTTATCGAGAGAGCACTAGATAAGATGGAAAAAGGACATAGTAACATGGCCGGACGTGGTTTAGGAATAGATGTTGGAGGGGGTGTAGAAAGCCCACGCGGGCCTACTTCTTTGACAGCAGAACAGTCTTTACCTGATTGGGATATGAAGAAACGACCTACTGAGGACTTGGAGAAACCGGAAGATTATCCGGGTAGAAAACGAAAAAAGAAGCAAACAGCCTCGCAGTCTAGCGTTTTTGATGATAAAAACCTTGATGAGTAGTCCCGTAGCATATATGTAGTAAGGCATTACGTAGGAAGGGTTAGTGTGCTCGGTAGTAAACAACTATTCAGAACTGGCGATGAAACAATTGGTATCCTTAAGGGTGCTAATGACCTCATCGTCGCTGGCTATGCCAGTGTGGAAGTTGTAGACAAGCAAGGCGACGTAATAACAAAGGAGGCATTGAAACACGCATTTCGGAAGTTCATGGAAAATCCGTCATACAGAAACGTTCAATTGGCTCACAGTAATATACAAGTTGGAGATGTAGTACCGAATTATACAGATAACGAAGGGAGGTTGTGGAAAAGCGAAGTCGATGATGTCGGAATGTTTGTGGTAGTAAAACTGCGTGACGACATCGAGAAAGCAAAAGAGGTTTCAGCAGAAATCAGAAAAGGCGTTCTCAGAGGATTCAGTATCGGTGGTCAAGCGTTTAAGAGAGTCAGAAAATCAGACCCAAAACGAGGAGATTACCAAGAAATTAGTAAACTGGAACTACACGAAATAACGATTTGTGAAAAAGGCATCAATCCCGAAGCAACATTCAGCATACTCAAAGAAGATAAAAATAACACGGAAGTGAATAAATTGACAGAAACAGAAAACGATAATGAAATGATGAAACAACTTGGCAGCGTACTATCTCGTTTAGAAGGTAGGCTTGACGATATGGAGAAAGGCGAAATGCCACCAGCATTGAAAGAGGCTATCGCTGACAAGAAAGACGGTAAGAAAGAAGATGCAAAAGATGACAAAAAGAAAGAAGATGCTGATGTAGAAAAGTCAGAATATTCTGATGTTATCACATCTGACTATCTTAACTGGATGGAAGACACTCTAAAGAGTGCTGGAGTTGACACTGCTGAGGCACGTGTTCACTTTGATAACCTAGAAAAAGCAAATCTAGGTTCTACACCCGAAGAATGGGATGCAAACTACGAACAACACACTGGGCAAGTAAAAGGTCGAGTACAAGAAGATGGAAAACCATCTACTAACGCTTTTGGTAAAACAACTGGAAGTGCTGGTGACGTTAAGAAATCAGATTTCATTAACCCTGCAACATTATCAGACTCAGATATCGAGTCTGCATACGAAGTATACAAAGCGGCTGCTCTTGAAGAAGAGTTCCGTGGCTCTCTAGAAAGCAACTTTGCTAACAGATACGCTTCTGAGCGTTCAGCAGAAATCGCAAAAGCGGAAGCAGCAGCATACGATGCACGCGGTCCTCTAGACGAGATAACAAAAGCAATTAGTGCACTTTCAGAGCGCATTGAAGCAATCACTACTCCAGCAGAAGCCGGAGAAGCAATCACAAAATCGGAATCTACTGCACCAGCAGTAACTGTTCCATCAACGGAGGATTTGGCTAACATGTCATGGGATGAAGTTCATAACTTGGCATCAAAGGCTTTCGAGTGAGATTAGATATTAAAAAATAAAAGGAGATAAAGAAAATGGCACGAAATTATGTACGAACAATAACTGACATGGAAAGATACTACTATGGAGCAGGTAACGCAATGGGTTACTCATACTCCGGTAGTGAATTACTCAAGGCCGACAGCCCTATGCTGTCAACAACAGGTGGAACATACCAAGCAATCTATGGTCGCAAAGTATGGTCACAATTGAACCAAGAGTTCAATGCATTCTCTATACTACCAAAGAAACCGTGGGATAGAAGCGGATGGCGCGTTATCACTGGCAGACCAAATGCTGGTGCAATTACTGGAAGCGGAGTTGCAGAGAACGCAACACTACCTGAAACAATCAAACCTACATTCCAACATGTAGCAGCAAAACCAAAGACTATCGCACACACATTCGATATGTCTGAAACTGCAATCTTCCTTGCTGACAAGGATGACGGAATGGGAGACATACGCTCTGTAATGAAAGAGGAAATGGGTAAACACCACGCTGAGGTAATCAACAAAATGATGTGTACTGACGTAGATACAGTCGCAGGTAACAACTTCGAGTCTCTTGACCGAGTTACTTCCGGTTTCCAAAACAGTGCAAACGCAACAACTGGACTAAGTGCAGCATCAGGACACGTTAGCGCAGATGGGGATATGGATATGTACAGTATTGACAGGAGTGCAAACTCATGGTCAAACGCAGAAATGAGTGTTAACGCTTCTAGCGGTACACCTACTGACAGAACACTATCTCTAGACTTACTAGACGAGATGTTCCAAAAGATGTGGATTCGTGGTGGAAACCCGAAAGTCATGCTAACTGGATACGATACTCTAATGAGAATCCAGCAACTTCTACAATCACAACAGAGATTCATGGAAGAGAAGAGAGTTACCCCTACCTACAACGGTGTAAAGGGTGTACCCGGAATCGAGGCTGGTTTCATCGTAGCAACATACAACGGTGTACCAATCATCCCAACAAAGAACATGGCAGCAGATACACTATCAAGAATCTACTACCTAGATACAGACTACTTGCACTTTAGCACAGCAATTCCAACACAATACTTTGAGAGTGGTATCGAAACTGGTGACCCATTCGCAATTAACAGACTAGGCCAAGAAGGACTATACCGTACCATGGGAGAACTATGGACCACTTTCTTCGGAGCACAAGGGAGCGTAAGAGACCTTAAGTGAGGTTGTCTTGGAGATAATATAAACGGAGGAAAAAGATATGGCAGATACATTGACAGTAACAGGAAGCAGTACAACGGCAACACTAGTAGGTGCATGGGAACTCAGAGCGGGTTCACACAGCACTACTGAGTGGTTAGACGGAGCAGCAGACACATCATATCCGGGCGGTGGTCCGGGTACATTCAGCGCAGTAAACAGCGATGGAGCAAACGGATACGACCCAGCACCAAAAATGGCACTGATTACATTAGGTTCGACAACTAACGGAGCAACCGTCACATTAAGCGGCGGTGCAAGTGCAATTCTCACAGCAATAGCAACTGGCGGTACAAGCGCAAACGCGCAAACGCTCGGTGCAACCATAAGCGGTTTGGTAGTCACATTACCTACAACCGGAACTGTAACTAGTGGACAACTTGTAGTATTCTACAACTGAGGTGGTTTTACTGCCAACAGTTACATACATTGGTAATCTCTACATGAGACCTAATGCAGACACTTCTATGGGTGACTGGATTAGGGGTCAAGTAGTAGAAGTTACACAAGATTGGTTAGATGCTAATAAAAGGCAACTAAAACCAACATTGTTTGTAATAGAAGGCGCGGCATACGATTTACTAAACGACGGAATACCTGATAGTGGCTGGGTAAAAGCAGACATCGCTTCATGGTTAAGAGATAAGGGTATGGAAGTATCTAATGGATACAAAACAAAGTCCTCATTGCTTGCAATGGTGGAAGGTGTCTTAAGCCCAGCCCCTGTCGAAGAAGTCGTAGTCGAAGCCGCTCCTGAAATTGTAGAAGAAATTGTAGTCGAAGAGACTCCAGTAGAAGAAGCAATTGAAGAAGCAGTAGAAACAGAAACAACGGAGGAATAAGAAAATGGCATTTAGCAGTACAACAGATAACAGAACACACGTATTAGGTGACTTAATGATGGTTACCGGAGACTGGAACGCAGCAAGCGTTGCAACAGGAACAATAGTAACTGGATTAACAGAAATACTCGCTTGCGGTGTAATGGGCGACACATTCGGAGATATTACTGGAGGCGGCGTAGACGGTGCATTCGCAATCGTTACAGACGCAGCACCCGGCTCTCTCACAATAGATTGTGTTAGTGGCAACACTGGCTCATGGTGGGCACTAGGAAAGCGCTGATTAGGCGGTGACCTAGATGGTTAAAGCAATACAAGTAATTGGACCTTACAGCCCTAGAGACTTCTCAGGCGCAGGTAATGACGGTGCGTTAAGCACTGCTATGACCACTGATATTGAAGCATTGACTGGTTATGCTAGTGCAAAAATAATTTCAGTAGAGCCGATTACAGTATTGGGTAATATATTCTTAGTAGTATATCAGAAAGCATGATAGAAGGTGGTGTGAGTGAATGTCAGGATTCGAGTTACAAACTCTTGATATCGATGACATTAGCAGAGCAGCAAAACAAACAGTACGCGCAGATATTACATACGACGCTCATACTGTGAATACAGACTCTCCTTTGGCTGGTATTACCTCTAAACAGAGGGCTAGAACTAGTGAAATCGCAGATGTACTCGATATAGGAGCAGGTACGCGCTGTAAACACTGCGGATTGCTACACTTCTTATGGAGAGCAACTTGTGGTTCA